GGTTTGAAGTCCAAAATACAGAACTGCTTGTTTTTGATGAATCCTGACCAATGGATAGATTTCCGTCCGCGTTCAGCGTCATCGCCTGCGTGAACGAGATCGCGTTGCCTGCGGTGCCGGAGGCTGAGGTGTACCAAGCGTGTGCGCTGTCTACTTGATCGTACTTACCGGCAAAACCGTTGCTGATGTACTTCCAAGCAGAACCATCGTAGAAAGCGTTTGAGTTCAGATATGCGTAGTTTTGAAACCCTGCGACTGAAGCGTTCCCAACCTGTAATCCGCGAAGCGTACTCCACGCACTCGGCGTCACGCCCAGACCGAGGTTGCCGGAGGTTGAAAGCGTCATTTTCGTATCGCTTACGGTCTGAAAGAGAAATGCTCCTTCAGTAGTAGGCGCGTTGAAAACGACAGCAGCATCATTAGTTCCAGAATTTGTCGTCGTACCGATAGTCAATCCACGACCGGCGACGTTTCCAAACCGCGCTTGGACGGAATTTACCGATCCAGTTACGTCTAATTTTTGTGCAGGCGAACTCGTCCCGATGCCGAGGCCCGTGGAGGTGAGGCGCATTTGTTCGGAGCCGCCAGCATCAAACGCAATCTCGTTTGTCCGAAGCCGATAAGTTCTAAATCCGTCGTTTGCAACTGTCGTTGTCAATAATTGAATTTCACCCGATACTGAATCTGGATCAATTCGCCAATTACCTTGAGTGCCTTTAGCGTTTAGTTTGCTGAGAGGCGAACTCGTCCCGATGCCCAAGCCCGTCGAGGTGAGGCGCATTTGTTCGGTGTTGTTGACGCCAAACACCAAAGACCCAGCGGTGACGTTGTATGCGTAAAAATTCGTCCCGTCATTAAATAAATTGCCAACTTTCGTGCTGCCGGACAGCATATCAATGTTAGCGCCAGTCGTGCCGCTGATTGCAAGGTTGCGGTAATTCGCGTAGTTAGCAGGCGTCAACCCCAAGCCGAAATTAGTCCCATCAAATACCAGCGCACTCCCACTCGTCGCCACCTTCGACCCGTTCAAGTACAACACGCCGTTGGCGGTGCCGGCGGAGAGGATCGGATTGGCGGTGATAGAGACAACGCCCGTACTGTCAGCAATCGTCGCCGCAGCCGTTCCGTCCTTCGCCTTGACGTTCGTGACTTCCACGTTCGTCGCGTCTACCGTCGTCGCGTTGACCGCCGTCGAGGTGAGCGTATTGATCGTGATGGCGTTGATCGTGCCGCCTTCGACCTTATCGCCGCTGATCTGGTTGTCGGCGAGGGTAAGAGTTCCGGCTGAGACGTTGAGCGTCTTGCCAGCGCCTACAGTAAGACCGACCGACGTGCCGTTACCGCCAGGGGCGAAGATGCCGTCGATGGTGTCGAGGTTGGTGTTAAGCTTGCCGCCCCAAGTATCCGCCGAGGCGCCTACCTCTGGCTTAACAAGGGAAAGGTTAGTCGTATTCGTATCAGCCATTTCTCGTTACCTCAAGCGGCCTGTAAATAGGCCGGATGTGTTTTCTCTGTCCAAGTCTCTGCCGTGTCTGCGACCGGCGTCCATGTCTCTGCTGTGTCTGCCACTGGGCTCCACGACTCTGAGGTGTCGGAGATGACCGACCACGCCTTGGCGGTATCGGTCTGCCCCGTCCAGCTCTCTGCCGTGTCGGGGTCGATCTCCCACTTCTTGCGCCCCACGCACGTCAGCGCCGAAGACACCGCCATCGCGCAGGAGGCAAACTGTACCTGTCCGCCTATCACGGTCATCGTGGCGGCAGCCTGCAAGGCCGCAGCACCACGCTGAATCCGCTGCGCACTTACCGCAAGCGTTGTCGCCGCAGAAAGTGTTGCCGCCCCCCTCTGAATACGCTCCGCCGCAGCGGTTAGCGTTGCCGCAGCAGACAAAGCCGCTGCTGCGTTTTGCACCCGATTGGCGGTCGCCGTAAGCGTTGCCGCCGCACTCAACGATGCAGCACCCTGCTGCACCCTCACCGCACTCGCCGCGACCGTGGCCGCAGCGTTGAGCGTTGCCGCTCCCTGCTGTATCCGCACGCCTGCGACGGTGAGCGTCGCGGCGGCGTTTAGCGTGGCTGACCCCTCTTTGGGGTCTATGCCATAGTTACCACGCCCATATAAGCCGCTGCCGTATCCGGCCACGTCTTAGGCCAACGTGATGTCGAGATCGCCAGCCGGAACGCGGAACACGTCGCCTAAGGCGATAGTCTTGCTAGCCGTTAGGTTTCCGTAGGCCAGAAGATTACCGCTCGTCAGGTTGTCAAAGATGCCAACCGCAACAATAGTTCCCCACGATCCAGTCGCGGTCGGGAACTCAATCGCGCTCGTGTTGGAGGCTGTGTCGTTCGTCACGGTAAATGCCGCGACCTGTCGAGCATAAGCATTGCCGCTCACCTCGGTGCCGCCGCCCGTATCGGTCGGTGCGGTGGTATACAGGCCAAGATATAACGTCGTTGGCGCGGTGTAAGCCGTGCCGCCAAAGACGTGCAGCATGACCTTGTTCTCAAGATAGTCTGAAAATGCACTCACGGAATAACCCTCGTCGGTTTGACTGTCATAGCGGCGCGGCCTTGGTTAAACGCTGCGCGCTCATTTTGAAGGATCATATCGTTGACCGCAGTCTCATATAGCGACGACCAAACTCCAATGCGCTCGTCGTCTCGAAGATACGGCGCCGCCTGCAATAATGATCCATATAGGTATACGTCAGGGTGGCGCTCGAGTATCCAGTTGGATACGTTGCTGTCTGATAGCTTCGCGAGCGTCGCAACGTAGGTGATCTCTGCGGTGTACCCGGTATCTGGAGCCGGTAGCACTTCGATCTGGTTTCCGACCAGAGCGAAATACAGCGGCTTTCCGGTGGTGCGATAGGTGTACTTCTTGGCGTCAAGCTCATCCTCTGTGAGAAACACGAGAGGCTGAACTGGAGCCGTAGAGGTCAGCACCAATGACTTGCAAGACAAGAAGTCGGACGGCAGAGCAGAGAAGGGCGTGTCAATCGTGGCATTGGCGCGCTTTACCATCTTCTGGGTCGGCAGCCGTCGCTCCATCTGCGCCTCTGCGAGCGTGATGAAGTCGGGTATAACCGACGTCAGATCGTCTCGGTTCAGCCAGTCGGCGATGCTGCTTTTAAGCGCGCTGTATGATGTTAGTGCCACCGTCCACCTGTTCCTTCATCGCCCACGCACCTTCGTGCGAGTATTCAAACGTACCGATGTGCTTAACCTGGTGCGAGAGATCGTGGTCGATCAGTACCTCGTAACCAGCCTCACGCGCCTTGCGGCAGAAGAACACATCTTCGCCGATGTAGTGATTTCCGATCGTCGAGTACGGGATCGCAAACCACGGCGCGTCAAGTTTTTCAAACACTTCACGCTTGACCATCATCACGCCCATGCCGATGTAATCGACCGGCTGCAGACCTTCTGAGTCTGGGGCGGTATACACGCGACCTATCTTGCCGTCGTCGTCCATCATCGCCACAGGCTTGACGGGCATACGACGTGTCGCATAGTTCGCGGCCACGATGGGCTTGTCACGCAGAATCAAGTGCCCGATGGTTTCCTTCGGGAACCTCATATCTGAATCAAGCCAGAGGAGATAGTCTGCCTTCTCCTCGAGTGCTTGACGCGCAAGCTCCATACGCTGAGAGGCGATCAGAGTTCCGTGCGATGTATAAAGCATCACGCGGTCGTCCGTTGTCGCGGTGTGGAATGACATCGCTCGCGCTAGGTCGTAGGCAAACGAGGTCATCACCGTGTCCCTTGCGGGGACTAATATCGCGACCGTGCGGCTCATACGCGCCCCGGTCGTGTTCTAAAAAACTTGTTGTTGGGATCATTGAGCCAGCGTTTCATGGCCGCCGGGTCGTCAATAATTCCATCCTTCTTCAGCCTGTAGAACAACGGCATCGGAATAGACGCCACCTTGTTCCACTCGCCCCACCGCGTCCTCTCGTCGGTCGCGGCATACTGCTTCTTGTTCTGTTCAATCAGATCGCCGACCTCAAAGGCCGTCTCAATCGTGGCCTCATCTTTGTCGGCATCGTAGTGCCACCACTTCGTGGTGCCAGTAGTCGGGTCGTAATCAAATAGACGTTTGCCCGATGAATTCATGTGATCCTCAACTAAGGGGCGACGGCACGATTGCCGCCGCCCCCGAGTTTACATCACTACGATCAAGTCGTGGTGAGGTCAGCGGCGAGACCGTGCGCGGCCTCGGTGTTGACCTTCAAGCCCCACTCCACGAGGATCATGCGCTTCTCGGCGTCGCCGGTCTTCGCAAGTTCCACGGTGTTGAAGGGACGCAGGAAGGAGACGGCAGCGTACTCGGGGTCGAGCACGAAGGCGTCACGCTCACGCTGGAAGCGGTTGGGGACAACCGACACCGCGCCGAAGTCGCTAACATACACGTCCGCAGCGCCGATGATGACGCCCGGCTTGTTGCCAGCCACATCGCGACGCAGTTCCGCGATACCCGCGAAGCCCGAAACGCGCTGCTTGTTGACGGGGCCGACCATCAGAATCTTCGGCGTACCGCCAGAGGCCCACACCTTCTGAATCACACTCTTGAGAATCGTCTCAGTGAACGTGCGCAGGTTGGCGTCGGTCGCGTCCGTGCGGGTCGCGTTCGGCTGCGTGGTGTACGACGGATCAGCGCCGCCCGTGCCCTTGTCGGTGTTCGTCTTGATGAACGCCAACAGCGAGCCCGTCTTGCGGAGAGCCGTGCTCACACCAGAGGAGCCGCCATCGGCCTTCTGGTTGCAGAGCATGATCGACTCCATGTCGCGCTTCAGTTCGGCAGAACGCTTGGCAAGCTGGTAGGCCAGCTCCGAGCGACGGCCAGCCTTGTCCACCGACTCGAGCGTGCCCGAGAGGATGAGCGTCTTGCGGCTGACCTGCGTGTAGTTGCCGATACGAACCGTCGCGCTGGTCGAGTCGTAGGACGACACGTCGTCGCCTTCGATCTGCGCGTTGGTCGTAGAAGCGGCGGCGAGCGAGTCCGTCTGCCACTCAAAGTAGGTGTTCTTGACGTTCTCGCGACCGATGTTCGACATGAACGGGGTCTCTTCGGGCGAGATGTTGTAGATCACGTTCGAGAGAGACTCACGGATACCCTTCGCGCTGAAGGTATCAAAAGTATTAGCTGTCTGTGACATTAGTGAAAATTCCTCAATCTAAAAACTGTTCAAACACAGCAGCCGCATCTTTGTGGCTGCCACTATTTGCGAGTCTAGAAAGAGCCGCCTTGGATGCTACGACCTTGGATGATTGCGGCGTGGACGCGGCGCCAGCCTTCATCGGCTTCGCCTTTTGCATGATCTTCGGACGCATCTGATCGCGTTTGCTCATCAGCTCGTCGAACATCATCGCCTTACGCAGCGCCAGCACGGCTCGGGCGTCGTATATGTCCGAAATCTCCTCGACACTAAAGCCAAGTCTTTCGGTGGCATAAGAGACGATCTTCGCCTTCTCGGTGCGAGCCTTATCGGCGTCGCGCCATTCTGGCAGGGCTTCCAAGAGCTTGCCGCGTTCGGCTTCGAGGGTCTTTTCAGCCTCGACTCTCTCTTCAACCTGCTGCTTCTCCACGAGAGCCTGCTTCTGGGCCTGCACCCAAGCCGCCTGCTCCTGCCTTGATCGCACCAGCTCGCGCTGTCTCACCCACTCAACCGGGTTCTCTTGGTAGAGTCTGTCCCAGTCGATCTCGGGTGGTTGCAGCGACTTGAGCGTGCCATCAAGGGCCGCCAAAGTCTGCGCATACCGTTGCCGCTCTTCCCGCGCCAGCGCTGCCTCTGCTTCGGCCTGTTTACGGGCCTCCGCAATGGCTTGCGTCTTGCGCGTGTAATCCGCGGTGCGTGAGTAGCCTTTTAGAAGCTCATCCAGCGGCACCTCGACTTCTTCCCCGTCAACCTTGACGCGGAATGTCTGGGCCTGCTGGGGCGCCTCTTCGGCCTCCTCATCGCCTTCGGTTTGCTCATCGCTCTCGTCAGCCGACTCGCTGTCCGCTAACTCAAGCCCCTCATCCACACCTTCCGTCTCTTGCTGCTCGTTTTCGCCTTCATCGGCGGCGAGCATCTGCTCGAAAACATCTTGCGTGGTTTGTACGTTTCCCGGGGGTACACCCGTGCCGGTTTCGCTCATATCTCTATTGTGCAAGATTCAAGGGATTATTTGCGCCCAGAAATCTTGTCGATGTCTCTTTTTGCCATTACGCCATTCTCAACTGCAATCCGCAGGTGGCGCTGGATCTCCTCAAGAATCCCTACGGCGAGCCATAACCGCTCGCGCTCCTCTTGGTCGGCGGGCTTGCTCTGCCGCCACGCCTTGAGGTACTCAGACTCCAGAACGGCAAAAGCCTCCACAAGCATCGGGTGCTCGAGGAGGTCTTTGGCTTCCTGGCCCTTGCGGGCGTCGATGTAGGGATTGCGTTCGCTCAAGCGAGAAGGCCGCCTTTCGGCTTGCCCTTCGCATAGCGCATGGACTTCTTGCCCATCGCCTTCTTGAGCATTCCGCTCTTTTGATCGGCCTTGACGAAATCCTTGGCAACCTTCATCGGCACCTTGGCTTCTTTCGCCATCTTCGGGTTGTTGGCAAGCATCGCCATGAAGCGAGCTTGCTTGGTTGATTTGCTAGGCATTTTATTTACCTTTCCTACCAATGCTATTTTGAATAAAAATATCAGCTTGTTCTTTTGTTTTTATGCCGAGCTTGTCTGGATTGAGGCCAGTGTCTCGCATAAAATACTCTTTCCAAGCCGTTGGATGGCTTTCTGACTTTAGCATTTCACCAGTCGGCAAGGAAGATGGCCAGTGATACCTATTGTCATCGTACTCGTATCGCTCTGGCTTTATGCCGGCTTTCCATGCCGCTCTATAGTCATAGTCGGCATTTTTTGACAAGTCCGGCTCTTCGCCGTATTGCTTGACAAACTCATTAAACCACTCGGTTGACCTAATCCACTTTTGAAAAGCCTTTTCTTCTGCGTCTTCATTTTTTGGTAAATTAGAGTGCGCGGCTGCGGCCATGAGGCGGGCTTGTTTTGGGGATTTGCTGGGCATGATTAGTCCTCTAAAAGTCCGGCTTTGCCGCGCTGCTTTTTCGGCGTTGCGGCAGTTACGTCAAGCCTTTTGTTTACTATATTAGTTAGTCTTTTTTCCAGCGACTCACTTCTACGAATGTTGCCTGGGTTGAATGAAGGTGGGTTAGCCTCAAGAGCTGCCAATCTTGACCCATATCCAGCTTGCTCAAGCAAAGACCTGTATTTTGGATCTTTTGTCAGCAATGTAGCAAAGTCTGCCACCCCTTTAATTTTATCTTCGTTAATAACACCACTTGCGACTAAATCGCTAATGGTAACGTCTTGTCCACTTTTAAGTAGTCGCTGCCGCTCTTCAACTGCCGGTTTCACATAAGACCAAACCGTTTCTTGAACCTCTGCCGGAGTCCACTTCCTGCCTGTAGCTTCTTCTAAAACTTTTGCGGCTTGACGCGCGGTGACATTCGCAGCGTAATAACCAGGCCCTTTCATGCCAAGCTTTTCTCCACTTGCGGCTTTTCTTGCTGCGCCAGCGAATAGATCTTGCATGATTCCGTATGCGTTAGCCATCCATGTGTCGTTTGTTACTTCCGCCATGTCTCCTAATAGGTTTCTCATAAATGAGTCAACCTTCGGCCCTGATAGAATCAATGATTCTGGGTCTGGCGTGGCCAAAGATCTAACGCTGTTATTTGTCCATGCGTCAAGAACAGATGCGCGTCTAACCAAGTCTGCATTCTCTGGAGATGAATCAGAAAATGCTTGAATTCTTTTTAGTAGTGCAGACTTTGATTTTGATTTAATTCCAAGTCTGTTTCCTAAAGACTCAAGTTGAGATGCGCTTCTTTCCGCCAGCGGCGATTGCTGTACGCTATCGCCCATGATCTTAATGATTGAATCTCTATCGGTCGGGCGCCCAGATGCATTCCAGTTTTTCCAAACGCTCAGCGCGTTTTGCAAGTTTGATTCAACACTGGTTTGCGGGGAAAGAGAAGAAAGTAGCGCGGTAAATCTCGGCGCATCATCTCCGAATACAGTTTTAATTGCATCTCCACTTGTCGAATACCATCCCAACTTGGCGCGGCCAGCGTAAGCCATCGCAGCCGTATCCTCTGGGTTCATGGTCTTGTGTGTCTCAAGCAATCCGCCAGTCTTTTGCGCGCTTTTTGGTGTAATTTCTTGAAATTCTTTTTCAGTTAAAAATTCACGCAATGTTCCGTATAACTGCGGATTTGATTGACGCAATGCCTCTGCTTCTTGCTCAGTCAGTCTTAATGTCTGCCCACTTGGCGCGCGAAACATGCGCATCGGATTTAAGAATGAAGGCAGGTATTCTCCAGCGGCTTGAGGGCTTTGTAATGCTTGTGATGCGCGCTGCATTTCTGCCTGCGCCATCTGCGTCATCATTTCTCTAGGATTTTGTGCAAACGCTTTTCCTATTTCGTATGCGCCAAGTATTCCTCCTCGTACAGTCCCGGCAGGATCTTGAACGAAACGAGAACCAAGGTCAGCCGCGCTTGTCGCAAGATTGCGCCCAAAATTGTAAACACCTTGACCAAATTGGGAGACGGCAGGCGACCCGGCAATCGCCTCTTCAATCGCTTGCGATTCTGGGTCTAAAAGCCCAGCAGGCATTCTTTTTTTACTTGCCATCCTTTTGCTTCCTATATCTCTCGAGTAAGCGCCGCCCTTTTGCGACCGCGCTGTCTTTCCCACCGTAGTGCCCCCACGCCTCAAGGCTTAACTTGAGGCGCGTCTTGTCTCCCTGCTCGTCAAAGAGCAGCCCCGGCATTGACCCCATGCGCGTCAAGAACGATCCTTTTCTCCGCATTTCTTGCGGAGATTCTGGCGCGCCCTTCACTGGCGGCTTCAACGTGCCGCCGGTCTGCGCCTTGTACGACGCACGTCCTTTGGCGTTGAGACCGCCCTTTTTGGACTTGCCTTCAGCGCGCTGCCATGCCGGAGTCTTCACTTGCGCTTCTTCGCCGTCTTCGCCGCAGCCTTGAACGCTGATGCGGTCGGCGCACCCTTCGCGCCAGGCTTGCGCATCTTCTCGCCGCTACCGGCTGCAATGCGTGCTCGTTTTGCCCAGATGTTTGAATAGAGTCCTTGTTTCATACTAAATACTCGTCAAATAACTGCGGTTCTGAAAAATATATCGGCTCAGGATAGTAAGTCTGAGCCGGAGGCGGCGCATAAAATACTGGCTCTGGCACCGGCTCAGGGATATACATTGGCTGCTGATAAATCGGCAGAGGTGGAGGAGAATATACCGGCTCAGGAGCAGGCGGCGGTATATAAACCGGGGCCGGAGGTGGCGGAGGCGGTATATAAACCGGCGCTGGCGGTGGCGGTGGAGGCGGAGGTATGTAAACCGGCGCTGGGGGAGGCGGAACATAAACCGGGGCCGGAGGTGGAGGCGCGATATAAACAGGCTCAGGCTCTTGATACGCAGGAGGCGGAATATAAGACGGTTCCGGTGCGTAATCAAAAACTGGGCTGCTATAAACAGGCTCAAGCTGTTGATACGTCGGCATCGGCTCCTGATAAACCGGAGGCTCATAAATAGGCTCCTGCTCTTGATACGCAGGGGGCGTATAAGCAGGCTCTTGAAAAACCGGGAACGGCTCTTGGTATACAGGAGGCTGATATACCGGCTCTTGAGGCTGATAAAACGGAGCCGGCGGCGGAGAGTATTGCGGCTGCTGCGGCTCAATGTACACAGGCTCCTCAACCATTGGTCGAGACGGCACATATTCTCTTCCACGCGAGTCAATATCAGCCACGCGCTGCTCCAGCTCTAACGCTGCCGGAGATCTAATTTCAGAAACGCCCTGCTGCGGCGGCTGAACGACCGGAGCCTGAACTTCAGGCTGCACCGGAACGTTCTGCTCAACCGGCAGGGCTTGGTCAAAAGGGAGGCGGAAGTCTCCGTAGCCAAATGACGGCATTTGCGGGCCCATCATCGGCGGCTCAAATATAGGCGCAGGGGGCGCAGCCAGGGCCGGGGCCGGCATCGGCGTCGAAGGCGAAGCCGCTGGCTGCTGCGTGGGGACCGAAGCAGGTACAACTGGCGCAGGAGTCGGCGTCGCAGTGGGCGGCGCGGGAGGCTGTTCTGGCGCGAAGAAATCTTCAAACATTTGACGCCGACGACGCATTCTGCGTCCCACGTCTCCGCCCATTCCGCCGCTTACTCCGCCGCCAAAAATTGATGTTGCAGCGAACGGATTGAAGGCTGGGCCGCCGTAATATTGCTGCGAAAAATACTGCGAAAATAGATCATTTATGGTCGGCTGATACTGCGGCACAAGTGACTGCTGGCCGTAGCCGAATCCGCCGCCATAGCCGCCCATACCCATGCCGCCGAAGGTCGTGCCGTAACCGCCTAGACTGCTTGAGAATGGGCTGCCGTATCCTCTTCCGTAGCCGCCCATGCCTCCGCCAAGTTGGGCATAACTATTGCCCCCCAAGCCGCCGACGCCATAGCCGCCCGAAAACGGGCTGCCATAGACTTGGCTGTATCCGCCGCCATAGCCTTGGTTGGTAATATACGGGTCGCCGCCAAAGCCGACGCCTCCGTATCCCATGGGAGACTGCATATACTGCGTCTGCCCCCTAAATGCGTTGCTCATACGTCACCCTATGCCGTCAAATCGTAGAAAGCCAATGAACCAATCGCAGAGCCGGTGCCGCTCAGAATTCTAACGGCCACGGTGTACACGTCACTCGTCCCGGCGATTGTCGATCCGAGTTGCATATCGAAGTTATAAACCAAGTCATTCTGTGACTGTGCGCCAGATTGGTTGCTGGCCGTTGCGTACTCGTTTAGCACGACATCACCGCCAGTCATGGCGGTCGCAGAAACATCAAAGTCTACGTTTGCAAAAGTTGTCGTGTCGTAAGATGCGGAGGTCAGCGTTGCGTTTTTAATCAGCGCAATCTCATACTCTCCATTAGCAATTGGCAGCACTCTAATTTGCTTGGGGATGATTACAGAACCAAGAGCATCGGAAGCAAGACGAATGGAGACAAGCGGCACAAAAGAAGTTCCGATGCCTGTTAATGTCGTCGTTCGTCTTGCCACCTGCTCAACGGACATCTGCTCATATCCGCCCTCTGACATCACAGAGGAGCAAATCTGCTTCATGCTTGAGGCTGATGCCGTAAGCGCCGTGTTCTCAATCTCTAAACGAATCGGCAGAGTCGCGGTCTGCATATAGACGGACGTGACCTCGTTGGCATTGTCGAATGTGTGGGCCGTGATGTACTCACCATCAACGACAAACCCGACTCTAACGGAACCAACGCCAAGCCACTCAAAATCCATGAACATGATCTGAGCCTTGGTCGTGTCTAGCGTTACCCCGCTCGCCCCGCTTCCATCCAGCTTGTCGCCATTCCATGACGACTGCACGACCTTTCTGGTGTCGCTCGGAGATCCGCTCGTGTACGTTCTGATAATGAACGACAGCTCTGCGTTTTCGCGCTGCAGGAAAACGCCGTTGTTGGTGTCGAAATATCCAACCCTTTGGCGCAGCCCTGTCTTGGCTGCCGCCATGACAAATGTTGAGATGACGAGCAAGCTTTTTCCAGGCTGGTACGGAAAATATCGCTTTGTCTGACGGATCACCTTATCGCCTGATGCCGTCGTGACATCCATCCTTACGGCAGCCTCGTTAGACAAAAACGTAGTCGTGCCAGATCCGGTCAGCGACGTATCAAACGCCGGGTCTGACGCGTAGCGGTTCTGGCTATCAAAGAGCGTGAACGGCTGCGAGACTCGCAGCCGTCCAAACGCATCAAAGTTGTTTTTATCTAGTAAGTTCAAGTTTTCAAGACTATTGATGAATTTAACGATCTCAAGCTGATTCCCGGCCAATAGGCTGAGGTACAGTTTGAGCTGGTTGTTGATCTGGTTTTGGTACTGCGCAGAGTAAGCCTGTGGCGCCACGTTTGGGTTTGGCGGCTGCGGTACGAAAACCCCCTCTAATGGCGCTGACATAGCATCACATTACCTGCGGCGGAACCGGAGGCTGTGGCGCCATCTCTTGCGGCATCTGCGGTGCAATCGGCGGCAGCGGCTCAAAGGGAACAATCTCTGGGATCACCGGGCGCTGCACAGAGGGCGACGCGATGCGCGGACGCTCAACCATCGCCTTGATCTCTGCCATGTCCAACTGCGCGCCGTACTTGAGCTGCACCTCGTAAGCGCGAAGCATGAGGTCGGCCTCTTGCTTGTCGCGCTCACGGTCGTCAGCGAGAAGCGTCTGCTGGCGCTTGAGCTCAAGCTCTGCCTGCGTGTTCTGGATGTTCGCTTGAATCTTCTGCTGCTCAACCTGCGCCAAGATCATCGCCGGGTCTGGCGGCGGCGGAGGCTGCGGAGGCGGAGGCGGCATCATTGCCGGGTTCAAGAAGAACTCGTCGGCATTCTTGTAGCCAGACGCCTCAACCAATCGCACGAGCGTGTTGCGGTACTGCTGCGGGGTGACGATAGGATTCTGCGGCCCCATCGTCTGCATGATCTGCTCTTGCTTCTGCGCAATCGACGTGAGCACCGCAATCTTCTGCTCCTCAGTGCCGCCACCCAGCGCGACATCAATCTCAACGTCCATGTTCGCGTCCCACGACCGTGGGTCAATCGGCACCCACTGGTTGCGGAGGCGCACCACCCGCGCTCGGTCTTGGTTTTCTACGACCAACTTGAGAATACCCTTGAACAGGGCGCGCATCCCGGTTTCAGCGAAAATCCGGGCGATCAGCTCAAGATGTTGCTGTGCAGCGCTAACGGTCGCAGCGACCGCTGCGCGGGTGGTGCTCTGTAGCGCGCCAGCGTCAAGGCCCATCGCGGCCTTGCTCATGCCGGTGCGCGTCTCGCGTACCTCATCAAGATACCCGAGCATCGGGAATGCGGCCTGCCCCACGAAGGGGACGGAGAACGGCTGCACGGCGCCGGTCTGGCGCATACGGATGACGCCACCGACCTCGGTGTTGAGCACGTCGTCCATGTTGACCTGGCCCTCGACGACGCCGACGCGAGGATGAATCGCGAGCGATAGCGAGTCGAGCATATTGCGCATGATCGCCGACTTGATCTTTTGCAGGTCGGCGGTCATGTCAAACATGGACAGCCCGATCAGTGCGTGCGGCTCTGGGTCTGGACAGAAAAGCGCGAACGGTGCTTGCGAGCACGGCTCATTCGACACCATCTTGTACGACGGGCCGATGGTGCAAATCTTACGCAGCTCTGAGATGCCATCCTTGTCGTAATCGACGCGGATGTACGCCTCGCAGTAGAGCACGCGCTTGTCGTCTTGCGTGCCGCCGGGGCCGTAAGACTGTGCGTACGGGTTACGCGCCAGATACTCATCATTTGTATCTAGCTCGTATACACCCATCTGCTCCTGCACCTCCTCCTCGTTGTAGCCCAAGGCCACAAGGTCAGAGACGCGCATCATGCGACGGTGGGCGACAAGCGTCGCGTCCTCAACCGAGCGAGCGCGACGGTCGATCAAAAACTCTTCCGGCGGGATCGCCTCAACACGCACCCGACCGTCGCGGATTTCGCGCTTCAACTCCACAGAATAAATCTGCGGCACCGGAAGCGGCATACCCGTCATCGGGTCGACCATCGGCTGCCCGGTCATCGGGTCAACGGGCGGCTGGTAAGACGGGTCGTCCATTGAGGTGATGGCGCTACCGACAACACCCGGCTCGGACAGCAGCACCGTCAGCGCCGACTCGTCGAGGCCGGTGAAATACTCAGTCTTGATCTCGACCTTTTCTTCCCAAACATACTTGGCGATGCCTAATGCACCGCGCAAAGCGTCTTTGAACACCGAATGACAGACCAAAAATCCGTTGTTGTCATTCGTGAAGATGTAGTTGACGTAATCGGTCGCCTGCTCGGATACCGCGATGTCCTCTGGATTACGCGGCGCAAACTGGACGATCTTCTTTGAACCAAAAAAGACCTTCATCAGCGACGGCATGATGCCGGCGATGGTGTCGCGGACATCGGTCGAGACGACCTGCGAGCGACCCTCTTCCTCGTTACCAAACGGCTCGCCGCGATAGTACTGAATGGCGCGGGCACGGACGGGTGACAACTCCGCGTCGATAAACGACGTGGCGTCGGTCAGTTCCATCCCGACCAAAGCCTCTAGGTCGGAGTCCGCCATCGGCTCCTCAATACCTAAAGCGCCCTGAGTCTGCTCAATTAACGAACCGTCTTGGTTATACATAAAACCGGCACCCGTGCCGAAAGTGTGTCTCTCCTATTGTCAAACGAAAAGCGAGGCAATCTGGGTCGGCGTTAGCTTAACCAGCCACGCCTCGCGATCCTTGACACCGAAGGAGAGGATGAAGTACCCGTCGTGCTCGACGATGCCGGCACAGAACTCAATCTGCTCGCCCTTAAAGTAAAACTCGCGCCCCGCCCGTACCGGCTCAAGGTTGGCGTTATAGGCAACCAGCCGGTGAGCGTAATAGACTCGGTTCTTGTGCTTGCGGCGCTGGTGGACGACGCCGAGCCACTCGCCACCGTAGGGGATGATCTGCGAGCCGCCCGACCAGCCTTGCAAGATAGGGAAGGCGCCGAGCCAGATTCGTGTCCTAGCCGGGTAAATCTCAAACGACTCAGCCGGGTGGTGCGAGTACACGAACGCCAAGCGTGCGCCATTAGCGCATGGCATCCAGTTCTTCTCCATCTCGCGGGTGTGCGGGCTGTGGAGGAACTCAAATCGGTCAATGTGGGTCTTATTTAGCTTGGCCCACGCCATCGTGGTGCGCACACGGGGGCCGTGATGCAGGGCCGAGCAGGTAAACTGCCACGCACCGTCAAACCAAAAAAGCCGCGCATCCTCAAGGCCATCGCGGGCAGGCAGCCGGTTCTGGCGTACCTGTAGATCGTCCACCCATTCGACCGACTTTTGCTGCGCCTTAGAGTCAAGCGTCACGAAATAGTTGCGCGTATTCGGCGCAGGGTCGCCACGGAACCAGATGCCGTCTTCCTCGCCGAGCTCATAGTTCACCGTGCGCACGAGACACGCCAAGTTCCCGTCAGCATCCTTGGCAATGGATGGGTTACACGGAAAAAACTTTTCCGACTCCGGCACCGTGAGGCGCACGAAGGCGTCAGCCGGCAGATAGTCGCCTAAGATTACGCCGCCTTCGGCGGGGAGGGCGGCTTCGGGTCTTTCGGGTCTGGGGCTTTCTTCGACTCCGGCTTCGGCGGCGCTTTCTTGTCGAGGCGCTTTTGGAAGAGCAGCACGTCGCTTGGCTTTAACATTCATCATCTCCTCACATATGGATTGTGGAAGGCATCGGCACGGCCAAGTCTTGCGTGGCCTGCGATACCAGTGGCGGGACGGCGGTCAAAACTCGCAGATGCGGCAGGGCGTGCCACTCGAGCAGTATATCGACCGGAGTATTGGCGGGCTTCGTGTACTGCTGCAGCGTCGGGATCGCACGGCGGCGGTGCCAGATCGCGGCGGTACAGAGCGGGTACTTGATCTCCCACAGGTTCGTGGACTCCTTCTTGCCCGGCTTGTCGGTCGTGCAGCAGGAGTTCAAGTACACGAGGTCGCACCAGTGCGGTATCTCCTCGCGAATCTGTGCGAAGCGTTCGTTGAAGTTATCGGGCAGGATGAAATCATCCTCAAAGATCACGAACTCCTCGTGACCGTCGCGCCATGCGATCTGCCACGCGATGTGCCATGACAGAACAAGACAAGTCGCGCCACGGGTGACGTAATAATCCGTGTGCATCGGAATCTCTGACTTGACCTGCATGGTCTTGCCAAAGATGCCTTGGATAAAGTCGAGCTCTATGCCGGCCTTGGCAGCCTGCGCTCGAGCGTGTTCGGTGCGCTCGGGAGTTTCGGCGAGGGTGATGCAGTAGTATTTCATCGTTCGCGAATAAAGAATAACAAAGTGGGACGCCCCCAGCCGGAGCCTTGGCGATTATTCGTATCACGAAATTTGCACGACGTGATCCAGTCGCACTTAAAGCCGTTCTCAGCGAAGCGGTCGATCCAATACTCGGTCAGTTGCTCGTTGACGTGATGATGCCCACCCTGCCCGGGAATGGCGTGGCACATGAGGACGTACTTGCACTTGTGCATCGTCGCGAACCAGTTCGGCTCGCAGCGTTGCTCAACGTGCTCGACGAACTCGGTGCAGATCGCAAGGTCGTACTCGCGCTCGGGCACATACGGGCCGCGCTCATAGTCGTGCGAGATGAGAATTTCTTTGCACGGGCTTTCTTGAAGCGCGACCGGGTGCCCCTCAACGCCGCGAGCGTCAAACCCAAGGTCGTGCCACCACTTGATGTTATGGCCGTACCCGGCGCCGATGTCGATGACCGACTTGATGTTATAGGTCAGCGCGAGATACCCCCAGATGTCGGGCATCCACGTCGCACGGTCGCCCTCTGGGATAAATCCACCTAAATGGTCAATGCTCATACCACCCCTCGAATTTGTCTCTTGACCGGCTTCGCCCAGGTCGGCGAGTAGACGCCGATGCCGGTCGCGGCCTCACTCGCGAACGTCAGCACGAAGGCGTCGGCCACGTCGGGTGACGCCAGTCCTCGGCGCTTCATGTCGTCCTTGCTCTCGAGCTTGAGTTTGCCGTTGCTCATAAACGAATAACGCGGCGAGGATAATTCATTCACAAGGCGCTCGTCACGCGGCAGCTTGCAGTCTTTGGCCTCGAGCCACGACTTGGCCTTGCTCCATAACTCGGCGCGAAGGTTCGCAAACTGCCCCTTGAAGGCAGGCGACTCGCCGACGTTGATGCCACGGGCGGGGAGCTTGAGCTCGCGTAGCCTATCGACTACACCTGCGCCCAAGCCGATGCTGTCGACCAGGATCTCGGCGGGGTGGTCTTTGGGGTCGGTCGACTCCCACTCGTGCATGATCGCGCCGGTCAGCGACATAAGGTCAAGATTCTTCCACGTCTTGACCGGGCCGAGCACCACGTTCGACTGGCGCTTGCAGAGCGCCGAGGAGTCGGTGCCGTAGCGGGCCACGTCCAGTCCCCAGAGGATGGGTGAGGATGGGTTCTGCACCACGTCACGGTCGATGGCGCTCTGGGCGAGCTCAAGACCGATCAGCGTGTCGTCGTCGGCGACCGGAAACTCGCCGAGTACGCGTACCCGGTAGGCGTTGCTGCCTTCGCCGTAGCGGCTTGCCATTTCCGAGACGTAATCCTCCGAGACGCGGGGCGAGTCGAGGCAACTAACGTGCAGGTTTTTCCATTCGGACGACAGGCGGTGGAAGGTGTCGTAGAAGTACCCGCTGGTACGGGTGGGGTTGCCGAGGAGGAGCGTGGTCGCGTTGTGGCCGGACATACTGCCGCCGGCAGATTCAAACACGGCCTCGGATACGCCGGGGGCTTCGTCCACGACCAGCAGCACGAACTCGGCGTGGATACCTTGCAGGGCGTCGGGTTGCTCGGCGCGGCTGGTACGGGCGGAGATGAACGCCTCTTCGGGGCTGGCTTTTAGTTCAATACGGTCGGACTTGATTTCGAGCAGGTCGGCCACGGCGGGGGGTAGGAGCTTGGCCCAGCGGCGGCATTCGCCGAAGAGGGCGTCGAATAACTGGCTGGCCGTGGGGGCCGTGACCACGACCTTGACCGGGACGCGGGTGAGCATGAACCAGAGCATGGCCCACGAGGCGACGGTGGACTTGCCAGTTCCGTGGCCAGAGCGGACGCTGATCTTGCGCTCATTCGCAGCCAGAAGCTCTAGGAGGCGACGCTGCCATGGGTCCGGTGTCACCCCTAGCACTTCCTCCACGAAGGCCACAGGAGCCTTGTGGTAGCGTTTTACGAAGTCGAAGTATGGATTCTGCATTTTTTCAAATTGGTAGGTGTGGGGTTACGCCAGCGCCCGCCCCCGCCGGGGGTACCAGCCGGGGGGGGTCAGAATCGGCCCGGAAATCGGGAATGCTAGGGGAATCAACAAGTTACCTACGCGCTATCCGCAGAGTGGACAACTTTACATAATGGGTATTATACGCACTGACTCCGACAATCCCTTGCGAATCAATGACTTGCGTGTTGTGTAATTTTACTCGGTGCATAAAATCTGCGGGATCGTGCATAAAACGAGTGTTATGTTATAACATTACGTCGGTTCTGATGACTCGCGCACGACCGAATCAGCGTCCGTTGCTGTGTCGCGAGTAAGCTTTTCGGGCTCCACCGAGGCCACCGTTTTCATCAAGTTTCGGACAGCCTCAAGGTGAAGCGCGGTCGTATCCGTCACCTCCACCTTCGCCTGCATCTTGTCGCCGTACGTTTGCATATCCAGACGCGACGCGACCCACTTGCGAATGTCAGCCGCAGCCCTCGCAGCGTGAGGATCAATCTGCGACTCTTCGACGCTATTAGCCAGCTTCTCCATTCGCTCGACGTGCCACTGCGCTCGAGCATGACGAGCCGCCAGGACTGCAGACTTGCGCTCCTCGTTGTCGAACAGGAACCGATGCAGCCGGCCATAAGGAATTTGGTTAGCGACCGCAAACTCTGCAAGGCTTCCGCCAGTCGAAACGTACTCGCAGATTTCGCGCATGAAGTTTGGGTTATTAAGGATCGCGATTGCTCGGTCGCGCTTCTCTCGTTTCTGTGGTGATCCTGCCATCAGTCGTCGCTAACGTGAACGTAAGTCGTCACGTCCTCCCAGTCTTGTTCGTATCCTTCCAATGGAACCACGTCGAAGTTACTCCACGTTCTTTTCGGTCGCTGCTGGTTGTCCTCCAGATGCGACTTCTTCACGCCCTTGATCGGCCTGTTCTTGATCTCGTCTGCATAGACTCGCTTCCAGACGCGTTCGCTCGTGGAGAAGCGCAGCCCGCAGGTCATACACTCTCTGCGTCGTCTCGCCTCGGTCGGGAACTGATAGACCTTCACGACCTCGCTCGGTTTCGAGCACTTTGGACATTTCATCTCTCGGGCAGCTCTTTCTTTGCGATCTTCAGCCAATCCTCAAGCGGCTGGATAACGAGGAACTCACGCTTATCGCCACGGCAGATGACGACCGGCACGTCATAGCCAGCGCACGCTGCTTTCACTTGGTCGATCCATTCGTACACCGCAATCGACTTGCGGCGCTTCACCTCGATAACAAACTGGGCCAGTCGAATATCGGCACCGCCATCTCTGGCCTGCCCTAGCTCACGCTTGACCACCCAGCCCGTTTGCTCCGCTATCTTGTCGCAGACCTCGCGTTCGGTTTCTGCGCCTCTTTGTCGTTGTCGCTTTCCCACGTCTCACCCAATAGTCCGGTTGACGTGCGATATCTACCGCATAACACACCATTTGCACAAGTGCGTTGAACTCTCTCGCCTTCTCTGACATCTCGGCAATCTGCTCGACCGTGTATTTCTTTTTTCGGTGAGCGGTCTTGTGCCAGGTATGAATCTGGCCGCCGGTATTCTCCACGCCGCAGATCGGACAGTTCTTTCTCATCGCCAATCGTCCGCGTCAGATTTCCAGCCGATCATCTTGCTGGCTTTGGGTAGTTCTTCGTACTTGGCTTCCTCAGCCCTCGCTGCCGCCTTCTCAAACGTGTCGAAGACGCCAAGGTTCTTTGGGATCGTCTTGCCATCAGGGCCGCGCCTCCAAACGACGAACTCCTGTTTACCCCCGATAGTCTGCCCTCGGATACTGAACCGACGACACGCCGAGGTCTTGCCCCAGAAGTCGGAGTCCTCCCACGACAACGGCCCGGTTAGGTTCAGACTGGTCTGTCTAGTCATGCGTCCAGTCCTGCCGCTTACCCACCTCACCGGCTTGGTCAGCGTAGTGAACTAACTTTGCACCAAACTGCTGTTGAAAGGTTTTGATGACCGAGAAGTCATCCGGCCCCAGCACGTCGAGCATTCGCCGTGCTAGTGGCGTGGACGCAACAGGTGTGGATAACTCCATTCGCTTCTCTGCACCAAACTTGTGCTGCTGCAATAATTTCTTCTTTCTCACATTCGTCTCCCATGTCAAAATCCTATGCTCGGGTCATGTCCGAATGTCCGAGACCATAGGTCTCTCGGACTTTCGGACATACTTGACCGTCCGAAAGTGTCCGAATTTGACGCTTTCGGACATTCGGACATTTAATCCACAGCCAGCTTCGATCCGCCGACCGTCGCGACCATGAACGGCGACATCATCAGCTTCTCGACCGCATCGTGGACAGACTGCCGGCTCAGGCCGCACTCCCTGCCCACCTGCCGCATCTCTTCCATGGTCCAGACCAGTTCCGACTCGGCGCGCTTCTGACGCTCCCGAAGCGCCAGCAGGATCGTCTTCTGAGCCTTGCCCTGCGGAACCTGCGCCGCGACCGGCTTATCCCCATGAGCGACCGTCTCGCGCATGACTAGACTGGTCAGACGCTCCCCGTACCGATCCGCCGCGCCGAGGTCGACCACCTCCGCCTCATAGGCGAGGTTCGGTAGTTCCCCGGTATCCTTGAACCGCTGCCGCGTGACCTCGACGTGGGTGTTGGGCTGCGCCGCGCGCTTCACAATGTACTCCGCGTCTGGGTTTGCCATGAGCGCGCTGGCGCCTCTCGGTCGGTCAGAGTCGCCGTGCCCACTGTGCGCCACGATCAGCACGCTCGCCTCGTACCGCTCGCGGATGAACCGACTTAATTGGGACAGGTACGCCGCGACCTCCTGGTTAGAGTTCTCGTCCATGCCGGCGCTGAACTTGGAGAGCGTGTCGACCACGACGAGCTTGGGTCTGACGCCCGCGGTGTCGACCGCCTGCACCAGAAGCGCCATCTCCTCCTCGCGGTTGAGGTTGAGCGGCCGCTCGAGCGCCAAGATCGGCAGGTCGCGCAGCTTCTGACCGCCGCCAAAGGTTTGCATCCATGCCTTAACACGACGCCCCAATCCGCCACCCTCACCCGAGAGCAGCGCGACAGCCTCGCCTGCCATCGCGACCCGCATCGCCCAGTCGAGCGCGATAAACGACTTGAAGCTCGCCCGCGGCCCCGCGAGCACCGCGACGACCTTCGCCTCGATGACGCGATGAAGCAGCCACTCCGGCTCACGGTTCTCGTCCACGATATCCGCGACGTGCCGCAGCTCGACCTTGAAGCCAAGACTGGCCTCAGTCTGCGCCGCGACTGATTTCTGTGTCTCGGGTTCTGTGACGCGGATCATCCCTTGAGCCTCCGGTACGTCCGCATATTCGTTGGCCTCAAACGTCGGCAAATCAACCGGCGGCCCAATGCGCACCGCCTCCGGCATCGACACCCAACCGCCCGCCTTGGCCGCGTTAAATAGACTGCCGAGCGTGACCCTGCCGCCACGGTCAAGATGGAACGACTGCCACCGATACTCAATATCGGCACGGCCTGCGTAAGATGCCGGAAGTTCTCCCGTAATGCCGCCACTTGACCACGAGTCCCAGAGCTCGAGCCCGTCGTCGGCACCGCCGGAGGCATAGTGCAAGGCCATGCCTACCATGAGCCATGCGTCGTAACCAGCCGGGTCAACGTAGGCAAGCGCCTCGGTGATCCTCGGCAGGTCGCGCTGGAAGTCTTGACTGGTACCAGGCTTCGGCGGCAGTTTCTTGGCAAGTTCTGCGGGTAGCTCCAAGTCCATGCGCCGCTCGTCAATAAGCCCCGCGGGTAGCGGCTGAATGTCGTTATTGAGCCCGTGCTGCCCGTAGTGCAGAGGCCACCAGATGATGTACCCGCCCTCGGCGCGGATGTCGATACCGTCGCGCTTGACCTTGCCGAGCGTGACGCTGACGCCGCCACGGATTTTGACCCCGTGCGGCAGGCTGAATAGGTAGTGCCGCCCGCCGCTACCGCCGCCGGTCTGGTGGACTCGAGTGCCGGTCAGTGCTTGCTGATTTTCGACCAGCCATTCTTGAGCCGCGTGAGCAGCCGCTCGATGATCGTAGTCGAGGACGGCGAGCCCTGTTCGTGATCCGGTGGGTACGCCCACGAGTGCGTCCGGGCGATCTGCCCACCAGCGTCGGATTTGCGCCTCGTCTTGCGTGGCGTCTTTGAATCCGTTTTTGGTGAGCGGGCTTTTGGCTCGGAGCGTGCGCCCTTCTGAATCTTTCTCATCGTTCCTCCTGCAAGGAAATACTGGGTACTTCTTCGCCAGATCGAGCACGCGCTCGACCGGCACGATTGCCGTCAGCTCTGGTTTCATGGGTAGATATCCGGTCGTAGAGCCTTGCGTGATACACCAGTTGCGGCCTCTACGGCAAGCACCCGCAGCACGGGTACCTTGCCAGCGGTAAGCCACTGGTGGACGGCCTGTGGCTTGACCTTGAGTTTACGGGCCAGAGCAGCCTGCCCACCGGCCTGGGCGACTGCGTGGAGTAGGGCCGCTGTGGGCGGCTGAATGTTGTTTTTACGCATATCAGCGGAAGGGTATCAAGGCGCCCTTTGCGGTGCAAGAAAATAATTTTCAAGAAGTGCTTGACGACGGTTTTCCGGTATGGATAATGGGCTCCATGGACGGCGCGGTGCCGAATCCAGAAGCGATAAAAGAGGCAAGCAAAATGAGCAAAAAATTCAAAGACTACGCGCTAATCCTAAAAGATAGCACCAGCAAGACATACGAGCTGTGCATCAACGGCGATTGCATCAACGAGCAAATCCTAACGGGAGCGAGCGAAGAGGAAGCAGTCGAAATGGTGGAAAGCAATGCTTTCTATAATGCTATCGACAGCGGCGACATTGGCGCTGACGCTTGGATCGACAACGAGGCGGCGGCCTAAGCCGCCCCTCTCTGGAGAAGCATCATGCTCGAACTCATCTCCGGCTACGCCACCCCCGCCGACTGGATGATGGCCGCCTACGGCCTCGCCATCTTCGCCGCCGCCTGCTTCGTCACGGCGGTTATCACGGGTGAGTGGTAATGAGCCTCTACACCCACAGCGGCCCACTGCCGCAACACAAGTACGTCTGGCTCAAGCCCAACTCCTGCGGCCGCCACGACTGGCTAAAGTGCGTTTGGTTTGGCATCACGTCCTTCCCCGGCAGAGCACTCGGCTGCCACGTCATGCTCGAGAGCGGTGCCGTGTACCGCAATGTCGGCCTCCACCAACTGGCCTCTAATCAAGACGTGGAAGGTAGCTGGATGCCCGCCGACGCACAGACGTGGGACTGCTACGGCTACCAATTCAGCGTGCTCGAGTACCCGTTCCTATCTAGCATGAACGCACGGGTGCGACTGCAGAACCGCGATGAACATCGTGGGATGTACCTCTTCACAATCGTGCCGGTCGCTGACGCTTTTAGCGCAGAGCCCGAGCAGAGCAAGGAGTTCTATGTATTCCAGCTTGAGAACGGGCGTTTTACCGCGCAGCCGACCAACCATGTGCTGATTGAGGATCGCTCATTCTGCAACAAGAATCCCGAGTGGCCGACCTTCCTACGCCGGCAGTCTGACTGGTTTTCAGCAGAGGACAACGTATGAAAGAAACCCATTTATTCGACCTCGCCATCGACGCCGGCTTCCCGCTCTTCGGCGAGAACTACGACCGCCTGCCGCGCTTGATCGAGATGGCACTGCAAGCCGAGCGCGAGTCCATCGCGCAAGACTGTGAGCGTATGCTCGACAACCGACTCGGGCATCTGATACCGGATCGCATCCGGCTGCGAGGTGAGCCGTGATTGCTTTTATCATCTTCGTCTCATGCTTCTTCATCGGCTGGTTCGTGCACGGGCTCATTGAGCTCTACCGCGACCACAAGTTTAGAAGCGCGACACGAAACTCGTTACACGAAAATTGGCGGCAGGTTCCCCCGCCAAACTGGCGCAGCAGTCGCGGCGGCAGAGAATACTGGTGAACCGTAGCAAATAGGAGTTAACAATATGAGTCTGTTTATTAGTGCATCTGGTGGCGGTAACTTCCCCGAGCGCAAGCCTCTCGAGGCCGGCGCCTACGCGGCAGTCTGCGATATGGTCGTTGACCTTGGCGTGCAAGCGTCCCCTGGTGGGCAGTTCGCGCCCAAGCGCACGGTCGTGCTGCGCTTCCAAATCCCAGAGATTCGTGTCGAGATCACGAAGGATGGCGAGACCAAGAGTTTGCCAGCGGTCATCAGCCGCACGGTTGGCCTGAGCCTGAACGAAAAGTCCACGCTCTACGGGCTGCTCACCTCTTGGCGCGGCAAGGCGTTCACGGCTGACGAACTCAAGAAGTTCGACCTCGGCAAAGTCGCCGGCAAGCCTGCGTTCATCAATGTAACGCACAGCGTTAAGGGCGACCGCACCTATGCGAACTTGACCAGCATCATGCCGCTGCCGAAGTCGATGCCAGCCCCGGCGCTGGAGGGTGAGGCGCTCGTGTACTCGACCGACACGCCGGACTCGACGATCTTCGACAAGCTCCCGGCGTGGATACAGGACAAGATCGCCAACCGCATCATCGACCCACCGAAGGCTGCACCGAAGGCCGCTGCCAAGCCGGCGGCGACCGAGGAAGCCTTTGCTGACGACTCGTTGGCGTTTTAATCATGCCGACACCACGTCAAGGGTATAAGGCGGCGGACGGGAAAAAGATTCCTAGCGTCACCACGATCCTCAAAATCAAAGACCCCGGCGCGCTCATCAATTGGGCGTATAAAACAGGCCGGGAACATGGCGTGCTGGAGGGGCAGGGTCAACCTGCCCCCTCTGGCCTCTACGAAGGCAGCGACATCCTCGCCATCGGAACCTGCGTCCACGCGATGTGCGAGGCATGGGTGAAGGGCGATGACCCGCTGCTGGTACTCGAGAAGGCGCTAGATGAGGAGACGGTCAACGATAAGGCGACGTTCCGCGCACAGGCTGCATCGGCTTACTCCGCCTTTGAGTTCTGGTGCAAGGGCACGCAGCTCGAGATCGTTGACTGTGAGGTGGCCGTAATAAGCGAGACGCACCGCTACGGCGGTACGCTCGACTTCATCGGCAAACTCAACGGGAAGCTCGTGCTTGGCGACTTCAAGACCAGTAACGGCGTGTGGCCCGAGTATCTGTGCCAATTGGCGGCGTATGCGAAAGCCTACGAAGAGACGACCGGCAACAAGATCGACGGTGGTTATCACCTACTGAGATTCTCAAAGGAGAATGGTGACTTCGGCCACCACTTCTACCCATCGCTCGACGACGACGCCTGGCCGGCCTTCCTGCACCTTCGCGCACTCTACGATCTTAACGAAAAACTCAAGAAGAGGGCAGCATGAAAAAGGATACCGACTCGCTGATTGTTTACATCCTTGTGTGGACGTCGTTTGCCATTGCAATCGCCGTCGCAGGGGGATTGTTCTTCGGGGTTATGATGCGCGTAGCAAATTGGGTGGCAGCATGAAAACCAGACTCCAAGAAGCCGTGCAGATCACGCAAGAAGAAATCGACGACCTCCTGCGCGGCGATGACGACGACCCGGTAAACAGCCCGCAGCATTACCATCTGACACTTCCAGACGGCAGCGAGATTGAGGCGATTGACTACATCCAGGCCGTACTCGGCGATGATGGGATGGTCGCCTACTGTCGCGGGTCGGCCATCAAGTACCTGTCACGCGCTGGCCGTAAGGATGACTACGCGCAGGACTTGCGGAAGGCCGCATGGTTCTGCACGAAGGCGGCGCATGTTTTAGAGGATATAAAAAATGACGCCGAATTCTGACAGCGCAAAATTAACCGACGAGCAGGTTTTACTAATCTGGTCGCAGGACAGCGTTGAAGAGGCGCTACGCATTGCGCGCGCGATTGCCGAAGGGCGATGGCAGCAAGTGCGAGAGGAGCTGATAGAGGTTTAACCCCCACGGAGTCGCGCCATACCACTTCGGAGCACCGGCCCCGTCGCGACAGCCGGAACTTATATGGTAACAATCGACACAGAAAGCCCGCCCCGAGCCTGGCTGAATGAGTGGGTTGAGAATGCCCACAATAAGCAGCAGCTCAAGCAAGTCATCTACGAGCAGCAGGATCGGCTTGAGACCTACGTCAAGGCGATTGAGAAGCTCGAGGCCGAGCGCAACGAGATCATTCGCTGGCAGGTCGAGACGACGTACATGGACATGATGCAGAAGGCGATCATCCAGCGGTACAAGACGGCGCTTGAGACGATTGCCAAGATGGATCACTCTGCTGAGGCTGCGGTCGTCGCTGAGACGGCGCTGCGCCCAAATTGAGCGAGCTTTATCTGTCGTTCGGGCTCGGCATCGCGCTCGGCGTCGCGTTCACGGTGATCGTGCTCTGGCCCGTGATCCGATGGAAGGATGACGACTAACTGTACTTGCGCTTGAGGTAGTCCATGCGCAGCGGCATGAGGTCGTAGTCGCCCTTGCGCACGCCGTTCAGCACGACGATCCCAGACCACTCGGTGGCCTGCACGTCGTTGGGGCGGTAGCCTTCATAGTCCAGATAGAAGCGCCCAGCGACAAGGCCGTGCTTCACATGGTCGGGGTATTGTTTGCTGGCGTATAGGAAGCCCTGCTGATGGCCCTGTACGAATGACGCGCCAATGTTGTTAAGGCGGCTCACGATAGTTCCGCCGATAGGCTTCCCGCTAAACGGGTTCGGGAAGTAATGGCAATACTTGATGCCATCAATCTCCACGATCTTGAGAAACTTGTGCCGCTCCCAGTCGAGCGTCTGACAGTTCTGGGAACCGATAATCCCCTTCCACTTTGGGTCGTTGTTCGCGATACGGTTCGCACGGTTCTCGTGGTTGCCCTCGAGAAACACCCTGCGAGGGTTCCACGTCTTGCTGCGCGACTTGCGAAAGCATGAGTCCAGTATCCTAAAGGATACATTTCCGGCGTCGATGTCTTCCTGGTAGCGAGCACCTTCCAGCTCTGCGCTACCCTTCTCTGCGTGGCTGTTAAGACTAGGCAAGTCCCAGAAATCACCGAGACAGATCACGACATCGGGTCGGTAGTCTAGGATCGCCTCGGCGGCCCACTTGAGATGTTCTGTCTTTGACCCCGGCTTGATCTGAACGTCGGGGATAATGAGGTGGCGTTTCATTCCATCGTGGTCAACATCTGCTGAAGCAAGTGCCCCAGCCTGTCAACAAATTGCTCGTCTCGGGATAAGTCTTCGGTCTTCGGGATAGGGCCATACCCGGCCACGTCTAGGATGGCGTGGATTGCCTCATGCGCCCACACCTGCTGCCGTGCGCTGCCCTTGACCGTGCTGATGATTTCAATACGGTTCTTTTCGGGCAGCCAGATGCCAATGCAGTCCTTCCCGTGCCGCCACTTACCGCGCGGCACGGTGCGCACCTCAATGGTGTGACCGGCTAGTTGGAATTTTTTGGGGATGCCGTCTGAGCGGACGGGGAGACCCACTTCTGCAACGCCCTCAACCGTGCGCTTACTGCGTCGCATTGGTACGCAAGCTCTCGGAGGGCTTCAAGATCGCCTCGAGCCGTTCCTGGAAGTCCCCAGGCGAGGGCGGCGGTTCCATCAGTATTACCGGCGGCTGTGCCGGGGGCGGGCACTGGAGCGGTTTCGTCGAAACACACGCGGACAGGCTCACCGCGAGGGCGGCGCCGCAAAGTTGCCAGTTCTTTGGAATATGCACTGATCGCCTCCTCGGTTTTCTTCCGCTCGGCCCGTTCATTTTCCAACTGGGACGCGAGGTTATCACGCTCACTTAATGCCTTGTCAAGCATGGGCCGCACTTCGTTGCGCCCACGTTCAATGAGCGAATTGCCGACCCATAAGCCTGCGCCGATAATCGTCAAGGAAATGACGATCAACGGAGCCTGCTTCAGCAGCCACGCTTGGATCATTTCTCAGAGAGCGGCTGCGTCGTGATGGCACGCAGGGCGATGTTCGCCATCGCACCAGCGGCAAGAATGCCAGCGGCCACCTGCGGCCCGAGGAGCGTGGTCAGATGCGCGCCGATGAGCTCAAGCCCACCGAGCACGGCGAGCAGGACGTTCCACCAGACGGTCTTGGATTTCAGTGCACCTTTCAACATAACTTATGCCTCGTTGTTGCTCGACTTGATATGCGCCGCCGCGATAACGGGCAGCGTGTGATGCGGTGGAGGAGCCCCCGGCGGCCAACGGAACCCAATCACCCGCGACGGGTCAAAGGGCACCACGCTGACGCGGTTGCCTTGGTTGCCGCCGAGCGTGTAGATCCGGCCATTGACATCGACCGCCGTGACAAACCCAACATGGCCGCCACCCTTGCGGTCATAGACCACGATAGCGCCCACCTCTGGCCCTACGAGCTGGCTACCGTACTCACCCCACGCCTTGGCCCTATACCAGTGCTTGGGCCGCTCATAACCCGCCTCCTGCATTACGGCAGCCACGAACACGCCACACCACGGCGTCTCGTCATCCGACCACCACGCCTTGAGGCTACGCAGCCAGCGCGAGATCGTCGGCGCCGTCGCCTTCCCGGGTATCTCCGCGACGCCACGGTAGCGGCGTGCGAGCGTGAGCCAGGAGGGTTCGCTCATCGTTGCCGTTCTCTACGGCGACGCTGCTCTTCTTCCGTTTCTCCAGCCAGTAATCCGCCGGCGGCACCAAAAGTACGCCCCGGGATATTCGGAGACGGGCGACTCAAAACATCTTGGACAGGCTGGCTTAACAGTCCTTGAGTATATCCACGCCGTAAAAATGGCGCGGCAACACCAAGAGCGGCTAGAGCAGGGTCTTGCGTTAAATATCCTCCAGCAAGGCCACCGCCCAGTATACCTATATCGAGCGCGGTTACTCCTGTGCTATCGCGCCTGGGTGTCATCGCTCTAGGGAACGACGCGCCCATTCTACCGATTAGGTCTAACTCTCCAGTCAGAGGCTCTCCGGCTGCGCGCAACCTTCCAATTACGAGCGGGTTAACGTCACCCGTAGCAAGATTGGTCGCGGCCTCCACGTCGTGAGATTTAGCGATTGTTGCGCGAGCAACGCTAAACTGATCCGCCAAGTCATCTTTTCCGGTATTTCTTAAATGCCGAAGAATGGCATTCTCAAGAGCGGAAGCCGCAGACCTTTGGGCAAGCCCAAGATCATTTTTTTCTGGTTCTACAGCAGAAAGATTTTTTGTGGCGTAATTTCTTAATGACTTGAGAAGAGTGACCGCAGCATCAGCAGAAAACCTATTCTGCAATAGCCCCTCAACCATCTCGTTAATTTCTTTTCTTGAGCCTACGTTAAGGCCTCCAAAATCTGCTGCGATTTTTTCAACATCACTAGCAATTTTTACGATGTCGTCAACATACTGCTTATCAGCAGCAATATCCCCACTGTCGCGAATTTGAGCGTAAACATTCCCAGCATTAGCGCGAACAGCCTTGAGTGACTCTGGGGTGATGGGCTGGTTTTCGCTTAACCCCAAGGCACGAGCCGCCAGTCTGTTCGTAATATCCTGGTTCTTTTCGGAAGCTACTTCTGCGGTCAGTCTTTTCCCGCTTAGGCTTTCAGCCACTTGCGGCAACACGCCCTCTCGAGCGGTCGCCGGCGGAAGCACATACCCCTCTTGCCTCGCCTCATAAAATGTATCTTGACGTGGAGTAGGAGGCGTTACTTGAGACGGCAAAGATAGCGGCCCTGCCGCTCTTTCAGAAGACGCAACAGGCGTCCTCATCGCGCGCAATGTAGAGACTGCCGCAAGTGGGTCAATTCTTGATCCTGCCATACCAGATTGCACGATCCCAAGGCCGCGCTCAAGAGTCGTTTGAGCCTCTGGAAAACCAGATTGCGTCAGTAAGTTCTGGAAAGCCTCGCTTGGCATCGCTTGACGTAAGTTTTCTGGAAGCATCATGTTGATGCCAGACATCGTTACGTCAGCAGCAATGCCTGGTATTGCTGTTGCTCCAGTTATTACATTTCTTGCGGTAAGGCCGGCCTGTCGCGGTAATTCCCTTACGACATCCATGCCCTGCCTAATTAGTCCGCTAGTCCCCGTTTCTTGTTTCTCCTCTTTTGAGGCGCCGACAGGGACAGACCTTTCTCTCCAGCTCATGTTATTACCTCACCTTCCGCTGGATTGATCCGTCCGGCGCTTCAAACAGTCCGCCAACGGGTATCCTTTCAAAGTTAGGGTCATTGTCTCCCGTGATCTTCGGGAGTAATGCGCCGCTTAATGGATCGACGATAACTCGTCTAGGATCAATTTTGCTTCCTCTTGCAATTTCAGTGTATTGATTCTTGAGGCTATCAATCATCGGAACTTGGCTCTTAATTACACCGTAAGCAGATCGCAAAAAGTCTTGACGCTGCGCGTCAGTAAGCCTTTGACCGCTATCTAGCATTTGGTTATATAGCGCCCAAATACGGGTCGGTATGTTTCCGGCATTTTGTGCCGTCGCAAACTCGCCTTCTCTGACCACACTAGTCGGGTCGAGCATTTTCATGTACCCGAAGATAAGCGCGATATCATTCGCCGCAGACGGATTTGCGCCGGCGTCTCTAACCTTCGCCCACGCGCTTCCTATTTTTCTGTAGTCCCCGGTAAGGTTGTTCCATTCCTTTCGCAGATCGTCTGGCTTTTCCCCGCCAGAAGCATCTTTTGGCGCGCCGGGGATTTCTGGTTTATAAAGAATCTTGGGCTCGCCACCAGGTTCTTGATATACAACAGTTCCGACCGGCAATCTCATTTGCGCTACTTCTTGCGGAGAAAGCATTTTCCCTGTTCTTGGTTGAGGAGCGGTAAATTCTCCGGTCAGCGGATTCTGAATAGATCCGCCAACAATACGGCCGGTCAATGATTCTTGGGTCAATCTAAAAAGATCTGGAATTCCAGCGGCAACATCCCTTCCGGCTTGCGTTTCAATCATCATCCTTAACGCAGCTTTTGGGTCGCCAGGCATGGGTGTTGTTGCGTAGTTTACTCCACGCAATCCAGGTATATTTTCAATTTGAGATTGCGTATAAGGAGTGCCTCCGCCAAATAACCTTCCGGTAATTTGCGGAATTAAAGCCTCTGCAGCAGCAGCGCGTGTCTTTTCTTCTTGCGCCTTACGCTCTGCTGCGCGGCCAGCGCGCACGGCTTCAATTGGAGCCGTTCCAATATCTGGATTTGACATTGCCCGGCCAATGGCGCCAATAGCAGCCATACGCGCTCGGCGACGCTCTTCTGGGGTCATGCTTTCAACGTCTTCGCCAAGCAAGCCGCCAACGTAGCGATTGAATGCGCTGCCGATGTTTTTGAATATACCGTCTGCCATGGTCTATACCTCAATCAAACAGCAGGCCGCGAGTCTTTCGGCCACCGTACATATTGTAAAGGCTTGAGTACGCCTGCATCGGATTCGCCATGCTAGGCGTCCCCGGCTTAATGCTTAAAAAATTTCCAAGATCTTGCTCGGTGCCGGCAACGTCGGAAGAACCAGATCCTCCCTTAAATGCGCCACTTGCCGCAGCCCGCATTGCGGCCTGCTTCATTGGGCCAGCCTTGTCGTATGCGTCGCCATACGCTTGGCGAGCCGCCATGACAGAATCATCACTCATGGTTCCAAGCTTGTCGGTTAGGTTTTTGAAAAAGTCCATGTCAAGCCTTCCTGCGGCGCTTGCCGCCTTCTACTTTCTTGTCCAGTTCCTTAACGGCTTCTGTCAACAGCCCCACAAGTTGCGGAAGGTCAACCTGCCGCATACCATCGCTCTCGCGACGGCTTACGGCTTCTGGCATAACCTCTTCAACATCCTGCGCTGATATGCTCATATCAGTCTCGCCGCCCTCGTCATCGCCTTCCTTGCTGCCGTATCCGTCCGACCACTCAAACTCAATTCCCTTGAGACGATTGACTTTATCTAGCGGGTTCTTGATGCCACGGATATCTACCTTCATGTTTTCGTCAGACCCGGCAAATGCGGTAGCGACTCTTCCAGCCATGTCCCAATAACTCGGCCGGCTCGTCACCGTCCCCGTCTGGGTCACGTTGTACGGGCTCGCCGATACCGCACCCTGCCGAATCGCAAGCTGCTGGAGCGGGAACTGCTGCCGGCGCAAGTCTTCCTCACGCTGCGCGTTGAGGAACTGCTGGTAGAGGTTTTGCTGCGCGCTGCCGAGGCCCATGAGCGCAGACGCTGCGCCATAACGGTTCTGCATCGCCTGCTGACCAAGGTCAGCAAGTTGACGGCCAGCTCCGAGTTGGAACTGCGCGCCTTGCAGGCCAGCCGCCTGATTGCGCTGCGCCGCGTCCATCATCGCCTGCACGTTGAACTGCTGCGCCGTGGAGCCCATGCGCTGCGCCTCGAGCATCGCTTGCTGATTGCGGCTCGCCGCTTCCATCATCGCACGCTGGTTCGCCTCTTCAGCCGAGAGACCCATCTGCATATACTGCTGGACGGCTTGCTGATTTGCGCGAGCAGCCTCAAGGCCGGCCTGCACATTGGTCGTCTCAGCCGTGAGGCCCATCCTCTGGGCTTCTTGCATGGCCGCCTGATTTCGTGCCGCAGCATCCATTTGCGCTCGCTGGTTGGCTTCCTCTGCGGAAAGCCCCATGCGCATATAGTCCTGAGTCGCCTGCTGGTTTGCTCTTGCAGCCTCAAGACCCGCCTGCAGATTAGTCGTTTCTGCGGTGACCCCAAGGCGTTGCGCCTCTTGTACCGCTGCCTGATTGCGTGCCGCAGCATCCAGCATTGCGCGCTGATTTGCTTCCTCTGCGGATAGGCCGGCCTGCATATACTGCTGCACGGCCTGCTGGTTAGCGCGCGCCGCCTCAAGTCCAGCCTGCACATTGGCCTGCTCTGCCGTGAGCCCAAGTCGCTGCGCCTCCTGCATCGCCTGCTGATTCGCAAGCGCGGCACGCATCTGCGCGTCCACGTTCGCCTGCTCGGCGGTGAGCCCAAGCCGACCAAGCTCAATGTCACGCTGCTGGTTCGTGATCTGACCGCGTTGCGCAAGCTCCATCACATTCTGCGCCGCCGCTTGATTGGCAAGCGCCGCCTCCTGCTCGCGACCCACGTCAGCCTGTCGCAAGGCAGCCGCCTCGCGGAAGGCCTGTGCGCGCTGCTCGGCAATAAACCGATTACGCTCACGCGCTGACTCTCCTGCAGCGATCCCGGCCTCAATGGCCTGTCGAGAACCGCCGAAGGCACGCGCTGCAGTAGCGCGACGACCGACCTCTGCCTGTCGTGCACGCTCTGCGCGGTCAATGTCTCCAAGTCCGGCCTCAATAACGGCCTGCTCGTAGGGGTTCATGTACCGGCCAAGATCTTGCCCCAAGAATGAAGCGCCGCGCACTGTCGGAGCAGCTCCCGGTGCCGCAATCTCTCTGGCAGCGAACGTGGTGCCTACGCGGCCAGCGCCGATCCGCTCAGGGCCAAAGGTCGTGCCGACGCGACCGGCAGAGATACGCTCTGGCCCGCCGGCAAGAGAAGCGCCGACACGCTCTGCGGCAATGCGCTCCGGCGAGAACTGCGCGCCAATACGGCCAGCAGCAATACGCTCAGGGCCACGCGCCAAGGAGGCGCCGATATCACGCGATCCAATACGCTCCGGCGCAAACTGCGCGCCAACGCGACCGGCTTCAATCATCCTCGGGCCACCGGCAAGCGCGCCACCAATTCGCTCTGCGCTAATCGGCGCGGCACCGAATTCTGTGCCGACTTGTCCAGCCGATACTCGCTCTGGCTGGTATCCCATGAGGCCCATCGCGCTACGCGCAGCAGCCTCTACCTCTGGGACGAATCCACCCTCTTGAGCAATACGCCGCGTCGCCGCCTCGCCGGCCATGTAGTCACGCGTAAACGGCGCAACCATGAGGCCACGGTACGGCTCATAAGGAATCGCCGCGACCTGCTCCGCAAACTGGAGGTTACTCAGTACGCGGTTATAAACCTGCGGGTCAATCTCCGTCTTGGAGGTTTCGGTTTTCTTGGACTTAAACAAGTTGCTCATAGTCTTTTTTCCAGCACGACCGCCGTGCGTCTGTATCCTTCAAGCGCCCGCTGCCAGCCGGGGCGTCCCATAATCAGCATCGTGTCGCAGTTGATATGCCGCGCCCACTCCTCAATGACTGGGCGGATGATCTTGTCGATCTCGCCTAAGTCCCCTGCGCCGATGATGACCGTCAGTTGCTTGAGTCGCGGGAACACGTCCACGGTCGTGATGACGCATGAATTTTCCGACGACCAGAACTGGTACTCACCGGCCTTGATGCCCTCAATCACGTCAGCGTAATTGAGTTGACCGTAGTTGTGCGCCAGCGCACGTTCAATGAGCTCACGGAACGGGGCGACGTACTCCAGCCCTTCAACGTCCTCTGTGCTAATCATCGCTGCCCACCCGGTACCGCGTCGAGGCGCATTACGCCCACGCGCCAGTCGGTCATAGAGTCGCCCGTGACCTTCATCTCTACCTGCCTGCCGGTAAAGCGTACCGGCGTATAAATAGAGTCTATGGTATACGTTTTGGTCGTCTCCGACCCGTTCGGCGCAAATTTCGTGATGAACTGCACGCCGACAGAGCCTTGTGTGTTCTCGTCCGCAATGAGCTGCTTCGCGACCATCAAACGATCACCGTCGCCGAATTCAATCGGCCCGGTGCGCGCATACGGCACCGCGCCGTCGTAGGTCACTCCGACCTCGTGCTCGTAGACGTAGCCATCGGTTGAGACCATGAGCGGGTAGGTGAACACGCCACGGTCGGTGCCGCAGGTGCGGGCCAAAGAGCCAATGGTCCAATGGTTCTCGCGGTAGTTATACGCGATATAGGAGTCTACCTCAGTGCTGGTTGCACTCGGGTAGAACCACCACACCTCGCCAAATTGGTTGTTAGCGACCGCGTAGACCTTGGATCGTTGCGTCTGCGAAAGGTTGCCGACGACGTAATCGAGCACGTCACACTTGAGAGGACGCACGAAGCCGTCGTATGTGAAGAACCCAGAGGGCGACCACCAATATGCGACTGACTCCACGGCGGCGACGGCCTGCGCGCTAATCACCCCGCACCCGGTCGCGATACGCTCAAAACCGTACACGAACGGCGCGCCTTGGTACTGAGCGGTATGCACGTCAACGTCAGTAAAAATAAGATTGACGCCACGAAGGCGCTTTCCGGTTACGATGGAGCCGACCGTCTCAAGCTCAATGTCACCGGCCTGGTTCGTGATCGCCGGCGTCCACATCGTGTTATCTTCTTGGTCCGACCACGCGACCTTTCGTGCGTTGCCGCCGGCACCCAGAGCGAACACAAAACGCTCTGCCGTAACAAGTACGGCCTTGTTGCCTGTCGGGGCGTTGGTCAGCGCCACAGCGTCGTTCGCCGTGTTGAGCTGCCACTCGTAAATCTTGCCGTCTGCGTTGGAACAGGCAAGCAGGTACTCGCCCCAGTTGTCGAGCGTCCAAGTGGTGGCCGGTGTGACCGTGCCGGTATCTGCTCTAGGGGTGCCGTAGGAAAATAGGCCGTATGGGCCACCGCCATAACCGAAGTTCACGACCGCATCAGCGTTGCCGGCGGTAAAACCGGATGGTGTGATGTCGGTAATCGTACCGGCCTCGTTCATCGCGTAGAGCTTGCTGTGCGTGCCAATGCCGATCCAGCGTGCGTTAGCGTTGGTGCGCCACGCAATCAGCCCTCTAGCCTTGCCCGTAAGCTGGCCCGAGGCGCGTTTGCGCCAGCCGCCTACCGGGCGCATGGTGCCTTCGTACCAGCGCACGAGGCTGGCGTCACGCCAGCGGCCCTTGCTCTGGTAGTCGGTGCCGTTGCGATAGACGCCCGGCTGCAGATTGATGGGAACTAACGCCAAGGCGTTACTCCTTTGGTGAGGGGAAAAACCAGCCCTTTATGAGACCGACAAGTAGCGCAAGAGCGGCGCCGAGACCGGCGAGCCATTTGATAAAGGCCACCAAATTCTCTGCCGTCTTCCACGCCGTCGCGAGTTGCTTTACGTCTGCTTTGAGTTCAGCCATGTCGGACTGCATCAACTCAATATCTTTTCGCAACATCGCGAGTTCCACTTCTTGCTCCGACATGGCCTACTCCGCAGGCTTCTCGTATTGCTTCGGCATCTGCGCCTCCACCTGCGCCTTCAATTTCTGCCACAACGGGAACCCGCCTTGACTCGTCGGGAGGCTACCCAGCAGATTCACGATGGCGACGGCTTCTTCAAGCGTCATTTCTAACTTTGCGTCGGACATTACTTACTCTCCAATGCGGCGACTTTGGCCTTCAGATCGTTAATCATTGCTTGCTGTTCTTGGATGGCTTTGACCAGAGGAGCAATGAGTCCTGTGTACTCCACGCTCAGCATTCCATCCGGCGATACTCCAACCAAGTCTGGGAATATCTCTTGAACCTCTTGAGCAATAAACCCAAAGTTTCTTTTATCTGGGGTGTCAGAAGTTTCTTGAGATTTCCACAAATAATCTCGTGGACGCAACTGCATAAGTTTGTCAGTAGCATCAAAATCTTTTATGTCTGTTTTTAAACGTTCATCAGATGTTGATTGCCACGCAGCGGTATTGGATATGTAAAGACCTGTTGCGCTTCCAGAATTGTTAAAATACGCGCAGTAACCTGTTGCAGAATTGCTTGAATGGATGCCTTGAATTGCTGCATACCCTGCTGTTGAGGCCTGTACAAGCGCACCTCCCAAATTTGCAGCAGCAGCATTAGAAAACAAATAATTTGTGTCAGAAGATTGGTTAAGTTGGAACAACCCCCCGCTCGTGATGCGTGCGCGTTCGGCGTTGTTGGTGCCAAAGCACAACGGATATGCGGCATTAGTTGCAACTACACCAGCATAGGCAGCGGTTCCGGTAACAATAGAACCGCCCGATGAATTTTCAGTTCCGACATACAAACGTCCACTTTGGTTTGAAGTCCAAAATACAGAACTGCTTGTTTTTGATGAATCCTGACCAATGGATAGATTTCCGTCCGCGTTCAGCGTCATCGCCTGCGTGAACGAGATCGCGTTGCCTGCGGTGCCGGAGGGGGCGGTGAACCACGTATGCTGGCCACTAACCTGCTGATATAGAGCGGCTTGATACGAAGAAACTAAATACTTATAAGTATTTGTTGATGATTCATAAGCATTGTTTAAAAGCAGTGCGTAACCATCTACAGATTGAGCAACAGCCGTCGCTGATGATAATTGAATAACTTTCGACCCAGATGCCCACGCACTCGGCGTCACGCCCAGACCGAGGTTGCCGGAGGTTGAAAGCGTCATTTTCGTATCGCTTACGG